ACACCAATGCTGAAGGAGATTATCCTGAAGCTGAAAACTTGACATTCTCTACTACACAAAACGTGCTGGCAACTTCTGCTGCTCTATCAATCGCATTGGGGAGTATCTAAGTGGCTCATGTTACTACACGACAAGGATTAATCGATCACTCACTAAGAGAACTTGGTGCACCTGTGCTCGAGATCAACGTCGCAGAAGAACAGTTAGAAGATCGTGTTGAGGAAGCACTAGAGTTTTGGAACATCAACCACTGGGATGGGACAGAAAGAATTTATTTTTCCCATGAAGTAACTCAGACAGATGTTAATAATAAATGGATTCCACTCACTGATGATATTTACGGTATAATGAGAGTTATGCCAGTTCGTGGTGCCCAAACTGCGAACAAAAACATTTTTGACCTACAATACCAACTTCGATTGAATGATTTGTATGACTTAACGTCAACTTCTATCATTTATTATACGTCTGTTATGAACCATCTTCAAATGCTAGACCACTTCTTAAATGGTCATGTGATGTACAGGTTCAATCGTCTACAAAATCGTCTTTACATTGACGTTGATTGGGGAAACCTAAAAGAAATTAATGTTGGGGACTGGATTGTTGTAGAAGGATATCGTGCACTTGATCCTGCCACCTTCACAAGAGTGTGGAATGAGCCATGGTTAAAAAAGTATACTACTGCACTCATTAAAAAACAATGGGGTGCTAACCTGAAAAAATTTAGTGGGTTGCAACTTCCTGGAGGAGTATCTCTTGATGGAGATAGTATTTATCAAGAAGGAGCAAATGAAGCACAAGCATTAGAAGATGAACTAATTAACAAGAGTGCACCACTAGAATTTTTTACAGGTTAATGTATGGCATTAAATCCTTATATCGGACACGGAAGTAATAGCGAACAATACCTACTCGAAGATTTAATCATCGAGAGTTTGTCTATCTATGGTCAACAGGTATTTTACATCCCTCGTACGTTAATCAATAAAGACCAAGTATTTGGCGAGGATACTCTTAGCCAATTCAAATCTTCTTTTCCTATTGAAATGTATTTCGAGAACGTCGAATCATTTGATGGGCAAGGTCCATTTATTCAAAAATTTGGATTGTTTATGGAACAATCCGCAACACTTGTTGTTGCTCGTCGTCGTTGGTCTCAGCTGGTTGGTCAGTTCGGCAAAACAATTATTCCTGATAGACCAAATGAAGGTGACTTAATTTACTTCCCACTGACAAAAGGACTGTTTGAAATTAAATTTGTTCAACACCAAGATCCTTTTTATCAGTTAGGAAAACTTTATACTTATAAACTAAATGTTGAGTTGTTCCAATATGCTTCAGAGAAAATCGATACTGGTATTGCTGAAGTTGATGCGTTTGAAACTCTCAAATCATTTGATACGGATCCGACTGTGACTAATGCTTTCTATGTTAAATCACTAACAATTACAGATGTTGGTGCTGGTTATTTAACTGCTCCAACTATTACATTTACAGGTGGCTCACCAGAAAGAGCTGCCACTGCAACTTGCACCATTGATCAAACAACTGGTGCAATAAACGCTATTGAAATTACAGACACTGGAAAAGGATACCAAACTGCTCCTACTGTGACTATTGATCCTGCTCCTGCAGGTGGCACAGATGCAACTGGAACTGCAGAAATTGCAATGAATGTTGACGGACAAGGTGGTTATGGTGATAATACTTCAATTCAACTCGATAGAGATGATAATGGTAAACGTCCAGCGTGGTCTGAAGATAATCCGTTTGGAACATTCTAATGTTTAATCACGATCCATTCTATCATGAAACGATAAGATCGGCAATAGTCGGTTTCGGTAAGATGTTTTCTAACATCAAAATCGTTCGTAAAAATGAAGGTTCAACTGTAGAGCAAGAACTATATGTTCCAATCGCTTACGGTCCAAAAGAGAAATGGACTGTTCGTTTAGATCAAGATTCTAGTTTAGAAAACCATACTTATACAACTCTTCCTCGTTTATCTTTTGAGATGACTGGTATTTCATACGATCCTCTTAGAAAAACTGGAAGGGTAAACGAGATAGTAAAAAACAGTTCTGGTGGACGTCAAAAGATTTGGGCACCTGTTCCTTATAACATGGATGTTCAACTAAATTGTTTAACTAAAACCACAGAAGATGGACTTCAAATCGTTGAACAAATCTTCCCTTATTTCACACCAGAATTTACTATGTCTGTTCGTTCAACACAAAGTCCGATAGAAACAATTACAGATGTGCCTGTTATACTAAATAGTGTTTCGTTCATCGATGATTATGATGGAACTTTTGAGATTCGTCGGTTTGTTACATGGACGTTGAACTTTACTTTAAAACTAAATCTCTTTGCTGGTGTTGATACTAACCAGAAAGTGATTGCAAAAACAATCGTTGATTTGGGTGATCCTGACGTACAACATATTTCCGAAGGAGACCTAAATACATTTGAGATAATAAAAGATGAATGGGATGAAGAACGATTTAAGCCCAATTCGTAGGAGAAACTAAAAATGGCAAAACAAACGCTAAACATTGGTTTGACGCCCAATGACGGAACAGGTGATACCCTGCGTGATGGTGGCGATAAAATCCAAGACAACTTTGATGAACTATATACAGCACTTGGTGGTGACACACTAAGGTTTGCTGTTCCAGATCCTGCAGTTACACCAATAGCTGACGGAGATGTTCTAAAATACTCGTTGGCTAATGGTGCCTTCGAGCCACAAACACCAACAGATATCGATACTACATATTCGCATAGTGCTGAATCTAGTGGTAGTGATGTCATTTTGCGTTTGCGTCAAGACGCTAATGGCGTTATTACTAATGATGATATCACAATCCAAGCTGGTACTGGTATTACTCTAAACCGTATCGACGCAGATAATTTTGAAATTTCTAACCCAGTCGGTAACACAACTTATGACATCAGTGTTCAATCCCTTGTAGCTGGATCTCAAACTCTACGTTTGACAGGTTCTAACGCTACAACTGATGACGTAAACTTTACTGAAGGTACTGGTATTAGTATTACTTCTTCAGGTCCAAACGGTATGACAGTCAACGCTGATGTTGAATCTGTTAACGGTTCGACTGGTGCAGTAAAAACTTACGTAATGTGGGATATCACAAGTGAAACTGCAAACGAATTTGTAATGACTGGACATGGACTTGCTACAGCAGGTGAGAATGATCCAACTCTTTTCGTTTATCGTGGATTCACTTATGAAATTTCAAACAGCACAGGTGGTTCAAACTCTGTGCGAATCCAAGTAACTGGTGGTGGTGCATACCCATCTGATCATATTTCTTCAACAGGTAGTGCTCCAGACGAAGCAGCTGATGGCGAAGTAGTAACATTCACTATCCCAATGAATGCTTCTGTAGGTGCAACTTATCAATACGTTGATCCACTAAATGGTAATAAATTGGGTTCAATAACTGTAGTATAATGGAATGTTTCGTCAATCAAAGTTCTATAATGCGAATCCAAACCTAAAAGCATCTGGCGTTGAAGTAGACTTCACGCAAGATCAAATTCAGGAATATATCAAGTGTAAAGAAGATCCGATATATTTCATTGAAAATTATTGTTATATCGTTTCGTTAGATTCTGGTTTGATTTTATTCAAACTATACGAACCGCAAAAGAAAAAAGTGGACATGATTCTTAATGAGCGTCGTGTTCTACTCATGGAAGGTCGACAGCAAGGTAAAACTATTACCTCTGCTGCTTGTATACTTTGGTATACTATCTTCAATGATAATAAAACAGTGGCGATCCTTGCTAACAAGTCAGCTGCAGCTCGTGAAGTTCTTTCTCGATATCAGCTGATGTATGAACACTTACCTCAGTGGCTCCAGCAAGGTGTAACTACTTGGAACAAAGGTGATATTGAATTAGAAAATGGTTCCAAAGTATTTACTGCAGCAACATCATCCAGTGCCATTCGTGGACGTTCGGTAAACTGGCTATATGTTGATGAGGCTGCAATCATTCCGAACACTGTAGCTGAAGATTTCTTCACCTCAGTTTATCCTACGATTTCTGCTGGTGAAACAACAAAAATTCTTTTGTCCTCAACTCCCATGGGGTATAACCATTTTTGGAAGTTTTGGAATGATGCTGAGAATGGGTTGAATGACTTTAAAACGTTATTCATACATTATTCTGAAATTCCAGGACGTGACGAAAAATGGGCTGAACAACAAAAGAATCTTCTTGGTGAATTGAAATTTAACCAAGAGGTGTTGTGTAGATTCTTGGGTTCATCGTTGACACTAGTCAATGCTGATACTATATCAAAGATGAGTCCAATGCCTTACGTCTATCAGCAAGACGGACTTGATGTTATAGAGCAACCAGAAGCTGGTCACTCATATCAAATAGTA